GTGTTCCTTTAAGATTCTCCAACAAGCCGCTTTAATCGAAAATAAAGAACATTGACGTCCATACGGTTCGTGTGAAATCTCTTCCCATGGATGGTTGTCGTTTACAAGGCGAACGCGCATTTCCCATATAGCAATGTAAGAATGGTCAATTTTTTCTTGTAAACGGTCTGCCCACTGATCAACCGCAATATCATCCAAGAACAGAGCTATTGGGCCGAACGTAAAGGACATAATCTTCCGAATGTTATTTATTTGCTCTTTTGTTCTCATTTTCTCTCCTTTCAAAAGAAATTGTCAAAATCTTTCATCCAAGTACTCGGCTAATTGATACCAAAGTTCTGCTTCCCGTTGGTCCCGTTTAGCATTTTTTAATGGAAATAGACCCCCCTCACCATAGTAAGTGTATCGGCGGTTAATCAGGTTTTGAGACAGGGAATTCCAATGAATATTCCTTAGCTCTGTATAACCAACGTTATCTATGACCTCCCAGAATAAATCACTTAGTTCTACTTCTTCGCCAATTATGTCGCTTATTGCTCTTTCAAGCAAAGCCACGATCATTTCTAAGAGAGAACACGGTTGAATAATTAAGGAATCTGCATTTATATCTTCTTCCTCTTCAAAAGCTAAACGAAGTTTTTCTCCGTCAATCACTCGATTATCATCATTTGGTTGGATGCTTACAAATGTAGTTGAATGAAGATGAGAAAGAATTTCTTTATTACTTCTCGATCCTTTTACTTTTTTAGAAAGCCATTTGAAATATGCTTTCTCAATTCCCGTCTCCATCTTCATCTGTTAAATCCTCTTTTCTAGTTTTCTTCACCGCTTTTTCTTTCGGTTTACCTTTTGGCTTTTCTTCGATTCCGAGAACTTCTTTTTTATAAGTCCCCTTTTCCCTAATGATTTCGTAATCGATTTCCAGTCGGGAATTTCTAATATATACCACATCTGGGTCTGCACTTTCCTCGCCAAAGTGAAGATGAGCATTAGCACCGATTAGCGTTTGCGGGTGATCGATTTGTTCAGAATTCTCGTCGGCGTATACCCCATCCTCAAAGTAATAGAGTGTTTGATGGTCATTCATAGCGGCCTCAAACTGGTCCCATGAAATAATCAAAGTATCAGGATCTTTTTTGTACTTTGAAGCTAACTCATCCAATTTGGGTTTTTCTTCTTTAGAAGGAATAAAAGGAATAAAGTCTCCTTTATGTTCTTCTTCCTCCTTTTTCTTCTCCAATTTATCAACAATTAAGCCACTACCAAAATAACCGCTTAAGCCCCCAACAAGTGCAGCAATAATAAGAGCTGCAATCTTTTTTCCTGTAAAGGTAATCATCTTTTATCTCCTTATTTTTGAATTCCCAACCTCCCGTTATCATAGACGAGGAGGTCGGGGTCTTTGTCTAGTTCGTGCAAATAATCAAGATCATTTTCAAACAATGCGTTCAGTCAAATGGCATCAAATATGACCCCGTCCACATTAAAATCCAAAACGAATGGGGGGTTTGTCAATCCATTTGGATAATAGTTCCGGATTTCTTCCGGAGCATTGCGAATCCCAAATGAAATAAACTTTGTCGGCTCCGTTGATCCAGATTTAATCCATCCAGTAATCGCGCCGGCTTTTGTTCTTTGAAGCCCTAATAGATCCATGACTTCGTTATAAAAGACATGTCCTTTCAAGTCCAGCATGAAATTTGCTTGACGTTCTTGGGCTTCCAAGAACCAAAGATTTCTTTGGTGGTCATTCTGCCAATTGGTTGTTGTGTCTTCTCCATAAATTTTAATAAATTCATTTTGCGGATCGAATCGAGCGATAGCAACACTTGGATTTGTTTCTTTTATTTCTTCTTCTTCTAACTTTACTGTTCTTGAGGAAAGACGAAGTTCATTATCGTAGTCCTCTCCATGTTCTTCTTTTACTCGCTTTCTATACTCTTTATAAGAATTATCTAGAATTTTATAAGCGGAGGCAAGAGCCGCCACCCGTCCAGTCATAATATAATGCCCTCCTGTTAGAAGAGCAATTGATGCAAGCATCACGCCCCCAGCAGGCAAATATAACTTGACTAATTTAACAATTGACTGCGAATTTACGATAGTGAGATCTTGCTGATAATGCTCGATAGAGTACTCATCACTAGTAAGTTTAGCTCGTTCGTCGTCAATATATTCAATAAGATCTTCTTTTTCTTTCAGAACATCGTCGATTTTTAAAGTTGCCTTACAAGCAAGATATGTTGTTAATGGAATTCCCACGATTCCAGCTCCGAACATAATATGCGGCAAATTTTTCTTAAACCATAATTTTGCGATGCCGTATACTGGCACAGCCATCGACTTAATAGCCAAAATATTCATTTTATAATCTCCTTTTCAATTTAATGGCTTTGGTTTAGGCAGATCTAAGATCCACCCATTACGAACAGATCGATAACCAGCTTGTGAGAGATTTGTCCACCCCCACTTCTGGTCTACATACTCGTCTCCCTTACCAACTATATCATAAAGCTCAGAAACTGATACTTTACCATAGTCATCGATAAGGTCAATGAGCTGACCAAGAATATCTTCACAATCTTGGCGAGTTGGCATCACGATGTCGTCAAACTCATAACGACTTTTTCGAGCATAGTAGTGTTCTGTTTTACCTCGATCTCGATCGCCATAATACTGAGTATAGCTAACCTTTGAACGATCTCCTCGATCACGTGAACCTCGCCTAGGTTCACCATAAAATAGCATCTCAATAGAATTCGATATTATATCGGTTATAGTCGACTTTAATGCAGGGATAAGAACTTCCCATAACGCATAGTCAGCAATCTCATCCGAGTGAGACCCGATTAGTCTCTCCCAGAAACGCGGCTTTTTTTCAATGATAATCGCGTTAACTTTTCGAATTCTTTGAGTTTGAGGAGGTTCATAATCACTTTTAGTAATTCTAATTTCTTCCACTTAATACTCCTATCTATAGATTAGAGTTCCATTTTTTCTAAAGCCATAACATGTATAGTATTCAATATCATAAAGCTCGCTTTTCCTATCAAATTCTATTACCATGACCTCTTTTTTACCAAATCCAAAAACGGCGTCCCATCCACGAGGATATCTATCGAATATCCAAATATCTGTCATTGGCTTTATTTTTAAATCTTTGAGGAGTTCTTTCATGGCGAAATATTCTTTCGGAAAATAAAGCTTACTCGCTTGGATTCTCCTCATACTCATGGATATTCTCCTTTCAAGAAGAAAATGATCCTATTGCTTTAACTGCTAAAAATGGCATCTCCCTTTTTATATCAATTAAAGTTTTTCTTTTTAGTTGATCATATTTTTTCCGCCAATAGTCTTTATCTCCAACCATATTGGATGCTTGTACCATAGTATAAAAATGATCAAAATCGACATATAACTTAGGATTATAGGCACCGCAAACTTCGCAGTGCCATTTTCCATCAATAAAGACATGATCTGAATGTGTCATGCAGATCGGGCACCATGTCCATATTTTGTTTTCCATAATTCTCCTAAAAAATTAAAAGCTAAGTACTATGTTATAGTACTTAGCTTTGTGAATGGAATGAACTGATTATTCGGTTTTCTTGTTAGGGAAAACAGCCGCGACAACCAAGCCGGTCAGAACCAACCCGACGATCATCTCGCCAGCGTCGTAAAGAGCACAGACAACTTTTCCATGCTTCTCTTCCGACGGACGAGATAACTTATCGAGTTGGGTTCCGATAAACGTGCCTGTTGAGGCCATTACACCCATTTTTAAAATGCCAGTAACAAAGTTCATTTTATCCTTCCTTTCTAATAGAACATATGTTTTCGCTGCGAAAGAAAAAAGATGAGCACTATGTTTCCATAGTGCTCATCAGCCTGGGAGGCTTCTTACATGATCTGATTGTCTGTGGTAGCCGGTTCAACGCTTTCCAAAACCTCATTGCTTCCATCTTCCGGAAGCTGATCCAGCACATATAAGGTCCCGAGGACCCCGAGTACTGCACCAGCAGTCGCGGAAAGACCGATAACAACTTTGGTTTTGTTATTATTGAACCAAACCCTAACCTGATCTTTCGTAACCATTTTAGTATCTCCTTTCTATTAAAGTCTATGTAAATGCTGCGACCTACCAAATCTTAGTTGGCACATTCTTGAAATCTAACACGATACAAGGAATTCCGCCCTCAGCAATCTTTGATGAGAAGTGAATATCTAGCAGCCCATTATCTATATTCCACCCCAGAGACTTACCCAATTCAGTCCCTTCAAGCCCAATCTCGTAATATAACTCATTAATGGACATGCACATTTCTCTAAGTAAACGCGCATTAAAATCGTTCTGAATCTTTCTAACTGCTTCAATTTCGGTTTTAAAATATCGCCCCGACAAAGAATCATAGAATAAAGTATCCCCCTTACCCAAAACAATAATATCCTTCTTAGATAAAGGATCTTTATTTAAGTGATCTTGAGAAATGGCGTCACGTATTTTCTCTTCCTTTCGCTCTCCAATCGTTTCGATAACTTTATGCTTATACTCATTTAACGCCTTCTCTGATAAAGCATATAACCCAGACAAAGCGGCATTGCGACGCAAAGAAATATTATTCGATCCTATATTTGTTGAAATACTAATAATTGTAAAAAATGCCGTTGGAATATAGCATTTCCAGGTAACTTTCAGCTTCTCAAAATTAGAAAGATCTGGATTTCGAGTTTCCTCATCTTGAATGAGATATAGTGCTTTAGGAGTTGCACTAATTCCGGATACCACAGCCCAAACCGTCGTTAATGCACTAATGCCCGTTAAAATACTAGAAGAATTTTTAGTTCCAAACTCAATCCCTTTTCTAATTCCGATTTTTAATAATGGTATAATATTCATAATTTTCTCCTTTTAAAAAATATAATCCTATGTTTCCATAGGACTATTATTCCGGGGATGCACCGGTAGTAACAACGCAACTACCAGCAACAATACCCCTGTGATCACGGTTGTTATTTCCATTTTATCTCCTTTCTATTAAAGGAGATGTTTTCGCTGCGAAGCGAAAAGATAAAGCTACTTTTCAGTAGCTTTATCAAGCAAAACAGACGTCAACGCGATAGCCAAACTTGACAACGCGACAAAACAGACTCCTAAGTCTATTAAGGCGTTTACAAAAATTTCATCCATTTTAGTCTCCTTTCTATTATATGCCATGTTTTTCGTGCGAAAGAAAAAAGAGCATGCCATGATTCCATGACATACTCTTTAAAACCTAATCGTCACTGAAGCTCTTTTTAAAAAGATCCGCAACGATTTCTAAGTACTTGTCCATCATTTTGACAATCATCCTTGCCGTGATCAAATCGCAGGTGCGATTCGTAATCACTACAATAACAATAGCCAACATTAGCTGAGCAAACGCATCGAAATTCATTTTAGTCTCCTTTTCCGAAAACATAGTTTGAATAGTGTTCTATTATATACTATGTATTTCGTGCGAAATGATTTTCGATTTATTCCCCCGGGGTATTTTTAAAAGAAAAAAGGAAAGCCCTGTTACCAGGGCGATCCAGCTAAAATGAGATCATATATTTTTCTGTAGACGAGAACTAAATCGTCGGAATAAACAACATTAATTATAACAAGCACCAGCATAAAGATGGCGTTAATTATAACAAAGCGTTTAAATTCGGCGAAGTCGGTTTCGTTCATATCTAAAAATTTTTTCATTTTAATCTCCTTTCTATTAAAGGAGATGTTTTCGCTGCGAAGCGAAAAAAGGAAAGCTGTGTTTCCACAGCAGTCCTTTTTGAAAAGATTACTTTTTTGGAATAAATCCAAAAACCAAAATAATCCATGCTAGGATACTAACACAAATTACTAAGACGTTATTTATTTTCTCATCCATTTTAATCTCCTTTCTATAATACTAAATGTTTCTCATGCGAAAAAAAGGAAAGCTGTGTTTCCACAGCGATCCTTTTTTAATTACAGGATTTCGAAATATTTTAATACAACTTCCATTTTAAAAAGCTCCATTTCACGAAGAAAACGTCTATGTTCCTCTTCTAAGGCGAGAAATCCATCCTCTCTTACTCGATTATTATTTCCCGCCATTATTTCTTTAAACATGCGTATTTGCGCTTCGTGGCGATAGAGCATTTCATAATACTTTTGATATAAAATATTTTTCATTTTAATCTCCTTTCTATTAAAGGAGATGTTTTCGCTGCGAAGCGAAAAAAGGAAAGCTGTGTTTCCACAGCAGTCCTTTTTGAAAACTAATTTTTTCTAAGAAAACTAACAGCTTTTGAAACCACAATGTCCGTTTTCTCAAAGTACAATACCAGTAGCAAACCGCCAATATAAAACATGCCATTAATAATCAAATCCGCTGATATGAGACTCAAGTTTTTACTTCGAGCCTCATATAGCGTTTTCAAATTATCGCAAGCCATTTTATATTCTTGACTGCTTGGATCTGTAACCTCAAGAAAATCTTCTATCTCAGATATTCTAGCTTTGATTTTCTTATCCATAATAAATCTCCTTTCACATAAATCTATGTTTTCTATGCGAAAGGAATTAACTCACTAACTTATTTGGTGAAACGGCCTTATATGCTTTAGTGCTTACCCCAAGCATAATACCAGCAAAAGCAGTAATTGAAGCGATCGTGCCTACAATTTCTTGGCCATATGGAAAACCCCAAATTTCAGACAGTGCAAAATATAATGCTCCAATAGCTGGCATAAAAATAATAACAACCCACTTTACAATATTATATGTTTTTGAATCCATAGCTAATAGTGGAGAAAGACTATTGGGTGTTTCTTTTTCCTCAGCAAGATATGTTAGCTGATTGTATCCATCAAAAGCGCGATTAAAGTCTTTTTGCATAGCTTTATACTGGATATTACTTAACCCAAGTAATGCACCAAGAAAAACATTCACCGCAACAATCGTTCCTACAACCTGCTCAGGTAAAGGTAATGCCCAAATCTGTGAAAGAGCAAAGTAAAAAGTCGCCAAAGCTGGAAGAGCGATTTGCGCCATAAACTTACAAATATCATAAACTTTATTGGGGAGAATCATTTTTTGTTCCTTTCGAAATTTTCTTATTTATAGGTAGTTTTTTAACTTCATCGAACAATCTTAATGCCGTTCCATTACCTCCAATATCAAAGTACGGTTTACATAAAAAATGCAAGTTTTCATATTCGTCTTGCGAAATGGTTCCATTTTCTATATATTTAATACTTAAATATACAATTCTATCATGAGCCAACGCAAGTAATAGGCGTTTATTACAATCGGATACTTCCGTTTTTTTACTAATAAACATCCAAAAACCGCTAGAAGCCATAACAGAAATAAATATAGTTAAAACAAATTCTATAAAAGTCATATGCTCTGATGTCATGTATTTCTCCGTATAAATACACGTTTAATATATCTTGGAAGATGAGAAACACTATTAGTGTTTCCAATTGTATGCGAATGTCCACCACCATTTTGAATTGCAATGCTAATCGAGTGAGTATGAGATGAAGATGCGGCTGTAACACCACTTCCAGTTGTAGTATATATGGTTCCTCCATTACCTAAACCACCGCTAACACTGCCGCCATGATTATGATCTGCTACAGAATCTGAATTCGGATTCTCATGATAATGGGCGTCGTTGCCACCAGTATTTCGTAAAACACCATCATCTGCCGCCCCTCTAACAAACTTATCAACTAAATTTGGTGTTCCATTATTACCATCGCATACAAACCATCCAGAAGGAATGGATGTGTTACCCCATGCAATAATTGTACCAATTGGCATATTCATTAATGTCATTTTACACCGTCCTCATAATGAAATAAAGAAGCAAGTACGATGGCAAATGGTATTCACTTTGAGTGTTTCCAATTGTGTGAGAGTGATTTCCACTAGCGCTTGTAGTTAAATCCACAGAGTGACTATGACCACCAGCAGCTACATAAACACCAGCACTACCTGAAGCATCATTAGAACTTGCCGCTCCACCAATACTAGGAGAAGCCTGATGTGTATGATCTCCATTAGATGAAGTACCAGAATTAACATGAGTATGTAAATCTGATCCACCAGTTGCGCCAACATCGCCATCAGCTGCAGCTCCATAAATAAACTTATCAATCAAGTTTGGCGTTCCATTGCTACCATTACAAAGTTGTGTTCCTTCTGGACGATTATTAGAAAGATTATCCCACATAACAATTCCACCAATTGGAAACTCGCAATCTGTGTTTGCTTTGATCCAATATAGTTTGGCATATGATGGGTAAATAGTAACAGATTCGGGCGCGCTTATTGTATGATTATGAGCCGCATTACTACTAGAAGATGTAGTGCCTATTGTGTGGTTATGAGCTTTAGCTAAATTTTGTCCGGATGTATCAAAAACTACAGTGGTTCCACTAGAGTTTCCTGTACTACCTCCACCAATAGTATGCGCATGATCAAGAGCCGAATCAACAGATGCCGGATTTGTATGAGTATGACTTAGTGCACCAGCAATTGTATCAGAAGCTTGGCCTTGGCTAGCCCCTCTAACAAAAACATCATAAGCTGTGGTATCAATAGAAAAACCAGCAGGTACATTAGCTGCAATTCCATACCATAGAATATAACTTCCAGATGGAATTAAATAGCCACCAACACCATCTCTTTTCTTTTGTAACAATATCATGTTTGTTTCTCCACCATAATAAACACGTCAAGACCTTTTGTTCCGGTTCCTGATATATCAACATCAATTCTTAGAAAATCACCGGGATTTATATCAGGATATGCGATTACTGGTTGAGTGGCAGCATTATAACTACTATATTCACCAACATCAATAGTTATACGAGTACTTAAGATATCTGTTCCAGTTGCACCAGGGTTTGATCCGCAATTAGCAATTTGAACCGTTGGGAGACCACTTGTACTCGGAGTGATTACGCACATGTCAACATCTGTAATAGCCCCTTCCAAATATGAAGGCACGTAAAAGAAAAGTTTTCCATTACCACTACTAACATCTTCATCATTCCAGAAGACCTTAAAATATAATAGCTCTTCATATTTAATCGTGGCTAAAGGACCCGAAACATATGGACAAAGAATCGTTCCAACTTTATTACTAATCATATCAGAAGTAATAGTAGTAGTATTTTTTGGAATCGTAACATATGCTAGTGGATATTGTTTAACTGTTGAAGTATTAGACAATGGCGGAGGGCTTGGGTTAGAAGCGGCCGTTCCCTTTATAATTTTTAAACTATTTGCTCTTACTGCAAGTTCATAATTTGTTTCAAGAGCGACAATATCAATTCTTGTATAATTGGTATCAGCTGCAGAATGAGTTAAATTATAATCTGTATCATTATAAGTCCAAGTGTGATCAAACCAAGCGCGCCCAGTCCCAACAGTTACTGTTAGACCAGAATATGGTTCAACAAAGAATTTGTCTCCAATTGAGGGGAAAATTCCATCCTCAATAACTCCGTCCATAATTCGTCCCATATGTTCGGCATTGTATACTCTATCGCCACTCGAAGAATTAAAAAAACCATATGACAAAGTCATGAAAACCTCCTAAATCTTTGAAAATGTTGGAACCATTTTAATTTCACTAGAATCTTGAAAATAAACCATTTCGCTTACTCTTGAATTCGCCTCATGACCGTATTCATTGGCTACTTGAACGATGTCTCCCATAAAAAAATCCTGTCCATAAATATAAATCGTACTAGACTCTAATTGGCCTTCGAAAGTTTCAACAGTTTGATTTTCACTAAGTTTATTATACCCTTCCTCTTCCAAAACTAATGAATAATCAGAATCGGATAATGATTCTTCTTCTCCATATCCAGTTCGTGTTATTGATTGAGCATCCACGAAGATTTCTCGTCTATTTAGATCTGTTAAATCAGAAGGATATTCTACACTCGTAAATGTTCTAATATTTCCAACCCCCTTTTCACCACCAATTAAAGCATTTGTTTTTAGATTTTCAGTGGAAATCCAATAATCCCCATTTAATAAATTATCAAAATTTGGAGAAAACACAACATAAGGATTTGTTGATTGATTATATGAGCGATCCGCTCCCACATACAACTGAAAAGAAAATTTACCAAGATCAGTTAATACAATTTTAAACCCAATACCATAAGAAATACATAAAGATGAAATAACATCATATAAATATTCCCCTAGTAATTCAATTTTAACAGTTAATGCGGTAATTGCCGGATCTGTAGAAGCTAAAAATTCTAATTTATTAATTTTTCTATCAGTGTCTGTTGGATTTATAGCATTATCATTAAGAATTGTTTCTATCCCATCTTGTAAACTACCATCCAAAACTATTGGATCCCAAACAATCCTATAATAAAGAATGGATTCTAAACTTCTACCCTTTATGAATAGCTCGTTTCCATTAAGAGGATCTGTTTTAATTCTTATAGATTCTAAAACCATAATGTGTTCTGACTCTTTTATACAAATATATTTCGTATTCGACAATGATGATAAAATCATATTATTTGGAAATTCAACAATTTCAAATTCTCCAAATTCTTGATACTTATCAGTCCACAAAAATGATTTAAAAACATCCAGAAAACCTATAACTTCTAAATCAGAATTTAACAACGTTGCTTCCATTATTAAACTCCTTCATAAACAACTCGATTTTGTGTTGTGAATTGCAAATTAGTCAGCCCCGTTTCTGCCGAATAAGTGAATAGATTATCTCCTTTTTCTAAAACAAACCATTCTGGATGTTTCCCAATAGCATTTAATATATTATATTCGACATCTGATCGTATTAAAACAGCGTACTTTTCTCCAATAACAGTCGATATAATGATATCATCTCCGGACTGAATTCCGCTTCCAACAATAGAAGCTAGAATTGTAGTATTTATTGAGATTGTTTGATTTGTTATTACTTTTTCAATTTCAATATTAGTAGCTGCTCCTAATGCATGAATGATAAAAACAATTCCAACGGACGCATCGCCTTCATATATAATATTCTTTGTAGGCTCTAAGATAATATTACCAAAATTTATTAAATTAGAGACAGTTGATTCATTAGAAAATGGAAATTGAAAAAGGGAAGTCAATGAACCAAAAACATTAATAACATCGTTTTTTTCATAGAAATACGAATCTGTAGAGACAACCGATATTACTGTACCTTGTTGCTTAGAAAAAATGACAGGTTCGTTTGATTCTATATAGCCATTAACTATAGCATTTCGTTCATCTGTTTCTAATTCTAATGTAATTTGTTTTTTTATTGGAAAATATTTATATGATTGTAAACGAATCTTTTCAATTGTCGGAAATTCCAAAAATATTAATGAAAGACGAATGTTTCTAGAAGTAGCTCTAGAAGAATTAAAAAATGATCCATCTAATACTGCAACTTCTGTTTTATTAATATCTGCTTTTGGAGGACCTAGTCCCTCTATGTTATAAATGAGAAACCCGGATTTCTCCGGGCTTCCCAATTCCATAATTAAAGATTCGCCTAAATAATTAGTTACTTTTAAAGATTTTATCATGTTTTAATTAACCCTTTCAAAGATGCTAATTGATTTCGCGTTTGACGATAAACTTCTAATCTATCTAAAGCTTTTGGCGAATAATTGTTTTGATTAAAAACTATTGAAGAAGTTACTGCTTGAGAACTACTTCCATTTTGATTGTCCTCTTTAGATGTTGCACCAATCTTAGAAACTTTAGCTAAAGTTGATGATAGATCTAATGTCTTTGCTCCAAACAGTTTATTAATTACCTTTCCAGAATTAGTAACGTCCGTGAGATCTACAACAGGACGTATAACTGGAACCATATCTAAATCACTGCTTAAAGTACTAGCTATATCATCAATAACCTTATTGATACCGCTAATAGCGCTTTCTCCAAGAGCTTCTGTAGATTTAGCTACTGTACTAGACATTGCTAAGATACCATTACCGAATCCTTCTCCCGTATACTCGCCAAGTTCTGTAAATACCCTAGAAGGTGAAAAGATACCTAAAAGATCTTTAAGAGCATCTATTGCACCCCCAGCGAGTTTACTAATAGCATCAACAACACTTCCTACTCCATTAGAGATTCCATCACTTAAGCCCTTTACAATTGCTGATGCCAAGTTTCCAATAGCTGCATTTATTTCTGGCCCTTTTTCTTCAACTGCTGTTGCTAATCCATTAATAAAAGATATAATAACATCATAGCCAGCCAATATGATATCTGGTAATTTTTCAGTAATACCTTTAAGAAATTCTACAATAATATCCGCAACTGTAGTTACTATTTCAAACATATTATCTTTAATGCCTTTAAGAAATGCTATTAATATGTCCATACCAGCTTGGACCATTTCGTCAGCATTATCTGCTAAAGATTTATAGATTTCTGTTAATATGTTTAAAACAACATCAATAAATTTTGGAATCAATCTTTCTAAAGAATCAAGTAAAGAAAAGATTATAGTTTCTAAAGTTGCAATTAACTCAGGGCCAACTACTTTTATAGTATCAATAAAGGCAAGTAATAAATCTTGAAACCCTTTTGCTATTTCTGGAGCATTTTTAGAAAGAGAAACACTAAAAGCAGCCATCCCATCTGCTATTGCTGTTGCAACTAACGGTATTAAAGCAATAAGGCCCATTACTATTAAAGTTATTGTAGCTATAGCACCAGCACCAAGAGTTGATAACAGGATTAAACCCATAGCAAATTTAAAAACAGAAGCGCCAACTAAGAAAGCTGCTAAACCAAATATAAACATTGCCGCAGATAAAGCTAATAATACTGGGACCGCTGAAGATAAAGCCCATGAAGCATAACCAAAAATCAAAAAAACTCCGGCAATAGCAGCAAGAGATGTTGCTAAACTTTCCCAACTCATCTCTCCTAATAGCATAATTGCTGGAACTAACGTGTTTATCGCAATCGCCATTATTAACATCGCAACCGATGCACCAATTGCTTTTGTTCCATTAAGTAATTTAAGAGCTCCAACAATCCCAGCTAAAGCTAAACCAGCCCACATTAAACCATTCCAAGCTACATCCCATGGTATATTTCCAAATGATGCTACTGCTAAAGCTAAAAGCAATAAGGAACCAGATAAGATAGTAACGGCTATAGAGGCAGATATTAAATCTTTATTCTTTGGTAAGGTGTTATAAAAAGCCGTAATTCCTAGTAGAGCTAAACCAGCCCACATTAAGCCATTCCAAGCTTGTTCCCATGGTATGAGACCAAAGGATGTTATTGCTAAGGCTAAAAGCAATAAGGAAGCAGATAAGATAGTTACCGATATAGCTGATGCTATTAAATTTTTATTGCTTGGCAGAGTATTATAAAAAGCTGTAATCCCCACTAAAGCTATACCAGCCCACATTAATCCATTCCAAGCTACCTCCCATGGTATAAGACCAAAGGATGTTATTGCTAAGGCTAATGCTATTAATGAAATACTTAATAAACCTATAGAAATAGAAGCTTTTATAATAGCTTTGTCCTTTGGCATTATGTGGAAAAAAGCAACAATTCCTAGTAGAGCTATACCAGCCCACATTAAGCCATTCCAAGCTTGTTCCCATGGTATAGTTCCAAGCGATCTTATTGCTAAAGATAAAAACATTAGAGAAATACTTAATGCTATAATGCCAATAGAGACTTTAATTAATCCTGGTGCGCCATCTTTTAATAATTTAGAATAAGAAAATATTGGAATTATCATGGCCTGTACAATAACAAGACCGCGGCCAATTTCCTCTACATCTAATTTTGCTAATAAAGAAATTGCAAGTGCTAAAAACATTAAAGCTAAAGCTAATCCAATAAGCATTAAAGCCATCTGTGCTCCACCACCACCTGGTATTTTATTAATTGCAGATAAAGAAATAACTAATTGAGCAAACATCCCACTTATTGCAGCCATACTAGTTGCTAATTTAGTGGGATCTACCAATGATATCGCAATTATCGCAATTGCTAAAATTGCAACTGCCGCGGCTATTTGAAGAAGTGATTTAGCTTTTAATGCGGTTTGCCAAGCTGTAAGTGATTCTTTTACACCATCTAAAACGCCAACCACACCACCTAATAAATCTTTTGCTCCAACAGCAACAGAACCTAAATCCTTTAAAAATTTAATAAAAGATATAATTAAAGCAGTAAATCCGCCAAGTGTAACGCCAGCAAAAATCTTTCCAAAATCTATTTTTTTAATATTTTCTGTTATTTTTGAAAAATCAAAAAAACTAAAAATTTTAGAAAAATCTATTTTATTAAAAAAGTCTTTAATAGCTTCTTTAATGCCATTAATTGTTTTTTTTAAATTTGAAAATTTACTATTAGTACCTTCTGCTATCTTTGGTAATCCACTAAATAAATTTTTAATAGAATTTGAAACTTCGTTAAAAGCAGTTTTAATATTATTAATAAAATTAAAAAACCATGTAAAATCTAGTTTATTAAAAAATTCAGTAATATTATTTTTAACTTTTTTAAAAGTTTCTAAAACTTTAAGAAAAATTCCTTTAAAATCGATTTTATCAAAAGTATCAGCTAACTTACTTTTGATTTCATTAAAGAAATTAATAACGGATTTAATAAATGGAGTTATAAAAATGCCAATTTGTTTTATATACTCTGCAAGTTTCTTAAAAGCTTTATTTATCTTTTCAGTGATATTTAAAGATTTTTCAAATTCTATAAACTTTGATGATAGATTAGTAAAAAAAGAAAGAACGTCTCCCCCAGAAGCCGGTATTAATCCGAAAAGAATCCCAATACCCTTAATTAAACCAAAAACAACATCAATAACGAATTTAAAAATTGTAAATATACCCTTAAATGTTATTTTTAACTTCTCAGCAGTATCTTTTCCAATTATTAATTTTGCTGTTAAATCTCTAATAGCTACAGTAATTAATTTAAGACGCTGGCCAGTAATTGGAGGAAAAATATCTCGAAATGCTTCTCCAATTGGTGTTATAATACTAAGAACTCCTTGAAAAGTATTTCTAAGAGCATCTATTAGTGCTACACGTCCGCCAAACTTTTTCCAATCTTCTAAAACTTTATTACGAGCATCTGATGAAGCTCCAATTAATCCGCCTAAAGTATCACTAATTTCGGTAAATAAAACTTTAGCTTCTTCAAAATCACCAAAAATAATTTGCCAAGATCTAGCCCATCCAGATCCCATTGCTTCTTGTAATGTACTCTGCAGTTGCGTTAAAGTTTTAACTTTTGTAGCGGCATCATTTGCAGTCGTCGCAAGTTCCATAATTGATTTTACTTGCTGATCCGTATAACCCAAAGCTTTTAACTGTTCTGTACTTAAATCGCCAGTAAATTTAGCTAAAGTTTCGGTCATTATATCAGCAGTTAACCAACCCTCTGAAAGACTATCCCTAAAGCTTCCATTTTTAGCAATTAAATCATCAACAGCAACTCCATGAACTCTAGCGGTTTCCATTAAAGAATTTTTAAAAGCTTCTCCGCCAAGACCAGCATTTTGCACTGAATTCCAATCCATTAAACGAACTGTACCACTAGAGATTGCCTGAGATAATTGGTACATCGCTCTTGCTGCGTCTTCGTTTTTAACACCAGACATTGCGGCTAAATTAGCAATACCTTTAATAGAAGTCGCCGAAGTTTCAAGATCAACACCAGCAGCCGTAAATAATCCCATATTTTTAGTCATTTGACTAAAATTATAAATTGTATTATCAGCATAAGCATTTAGTTCAGCTAGCGTGTTATTAACGTCTTCTAGCGTTGTCCCTTTTGATTGGGTATTAGCCAGCATTGTCTGAATAGCGTCCATTTGAGTTTCGTACTCTTGAAAGCCACTCTTTGCAGGAGCGACGAAACTATTTAGCATTTGCTTTCCTAAATTTATAACCGCAGTAGTAAGATTTTGAAAAACCGTTAATCCTACCGCACCCAAAGCAGAAAATTTAGAAGAAATATGATCAACGCCAGAAGCTATCGTATTTAAAGAAAACGTTTTTGCATAATCTGCAAGATTTTTTAAACCGATTTGAGCTCCTTCTAACTTTAAACCATTTTTTAAATTTAAAAGAGACTCTAAAGATGTTTTTACACCTTGCTCGAATTGCTTATTATCAAATCCCATTTGAACGAGTCTTGTATCTACTATTCTCATAAAGAAGTTACCTCCTTCCAAAGATTTTCTGCTATTTTATCAAATATAGGTTTCATTACTGGATTTATATAATCAATTCCATAAACAAAAGTGCCAGATCTTGTTCCGTGACCGTATTGGATTAACATGGCTATAGATACGTTATCCTTTACGTTGGTGTTAATCCAATTAATTCTATAATTACCATACTTAGTTAGAATTATTTCATAATCCCACGAATCTGCTGTTTTTCCAGTATCCCTTGGGGTTGCATTAGACAACGCATTAACGCCTTCTATTGCATATTTTCTTAATATTGATTTAATATTAAGTTTTTGAGCTGATGTTAAAAACTTTTCAGTTTTATTAAAATTTCCGCTATGTTTAAATGTTATCATATTATTTATCCTGAAGTATTTAACTCAGCTCTTCGAGCAGCATTAAGAGCATAATTATTTTTCAATAACGCTCTTTTATTAAATTTCTTTTTAGGTTGATTTTCAATGTTACAAATTTTTATTAAAGTTAACAACCTATTTAGATGCCATTTTTCGCATTCAAATGGTATTTGAAGAGTGACCATCCAATAATAAATAACTTCTGATGTTATTATTTTTCTAGAAATTTTATCATTTGAATCTTTACTAAATGTCGTAGCAGTCATTGAATCTTCAATATACAAACTTACCTTCTCGAGAATGTCATTATTTATAAATTTATATATATTCGGATCAACATCTTGCCTAATAACCATGAATTTAATATAATCAATAGATTCATCTAATGTTTTTTCTTCTTTTGATAAGAATGCTTTCTTCCATTTTGATTCCCATTTAGACATGGAGATTAGAGAATGCTCTAATTGTATAGTTTGTCCTTTAACAAGAATAAACTCATTTCTTTCTTCATCATATAACTCTCCAGATGGAATAATTATTTGCAACATCTTCTCTAATCTCCAGTTTAAATGACAAAAATTAAATCTTTTTAGGAAGAACCCCATTAAAGAAAGCAACAGCTTTGTCTGCATCACTAGACAATTCCATATAAAGTTCTACAAAAGCTTCTGTTTGAGAAAAAGCCTCGCTAAGTTCTTTGGATTTAATAAAACGTTTTCCATCTGGTGTCTTTTCACCATAAGCTAACAAAATTACTTCCTTAAAAAGTCTTAGTAATTCACCGGCATCTTTTTCTTCAGTAATTTTTTCTATGAACTTAACAAAACCTCCTTCTTTTGAAACCTCAAGCTCTGCTACTTCTACCTTAGAGATATTAAAACGAAAAACCTCTTCTCGTTCAATACCTTCATAGTCTACGTATTTAATTTTCTTTTCTAACACATTTATCTCCTTTCATTCAGGTTTAATAATAAATAAAGCGGATTTCGTATCTACCCGCCCTTGTGATGTAACGATTGAACAACTGATAATTCCTTCAGAATTTGGATCACCTCCTGAGACCATGGCTTTAACCTTAGATCCAATGACCTCGTACGAATCAACAACTAAAGTGTTCGTTGTATCAAACGCAATCGTGGATAGGGAATCTCCAGGAGTCATCCATTTTGTCCAATCCCAATAATAATCCTTCACTGCTGAAGGATCTTTGTTCCATGTTTTCATATTCACCTATCCGATTTCATATACTCGATCTTCCCATTCTATGATTAAAATTCGATCTTCAATATCAATGATATAAGTTCTATCTTCTGGTGAAGTAATTTCTCCCATATATGGTTTATCGGCAAAAGGAATACCACTGTAAGCATCTAATGGTACTAAGTTATGTACTTGACCGATAACTGGTCTATCAACAACTGGAATGCCACTGTAGGCATCTAACGGCACTAGTTCATGTATTTGACCTAATACGGGCTTATCAACAACTGGGATACCACTGTAAGCGTCTAATGGGTCTAAACTGTGTGTTTGGCCTAGTACCGGCTTATCAACAACTGGAACGCCACTGTAGGCATCTAGCAGAGTTAAGACGTGAGTTTGTCCGATTACCGGCTTATCAACAACTGGAATACCACTGTAAGTGTCTAACGGCACTAGTTCGTGTGTTTGACCTAATACGGGCTTATCAACAACTGGAATACCACTGTAAGCGTCTAATGGGTCTAAGTTGTGGGTTGCACCGCTATACAATACAGGCTTATCAACAACTGGAATGCCACTGTAGGCATCTAATGGCACTAGTTCATGTGTTTGACCTAATACGGGCTTATCAACAACTGGGATACCACTGTAAGCGTCTAATGGGTCTAAGCTGTGTGTTTGGCCTAGTACCGGCTTATCAACAACTGGAACACCACTGTAAGCATCTAACGGCACTAGTTCGTGTGTTTGGCCTAGTATCGGCTTATCAACAACTGGAATACCACTGTAAGCATCTAATGGATCTAAATTGTGAGTTGTGCCGCTGTACAATACCGGCTTATCAACAACTGGGATACCACTGTAAGCGTCTAATGGGTCTAAGCTGTGTGTTTGGCCTAGTATCGGCTTATCAACAACTGGAACACCACTGTAAGCATCTAACGGCACTAGTTCGTGTGTTTGGCCTAGTATCGGCTTATCAACAACTGGAATACCACTGTAAGCATCTAACGGCACTAAGTTGTGAGCGGGACTTTCTGTATAATATACTGTAATGCGAATAAAATCGACGTATGCATCTGAATCTGTCCCATTAGCTTGACAAGCAAAATGAGCGCCAAAATTACTATTATTAATTTCTTCAGCGGTCCATGTCGTTCCCCATAAATTATTCGCATCACCAAAAGTTACTACTGTATCGCTTGTTGTCCAGTTAGCCCCAGCGCTTTTATTATCCCCAATGCCTGTAAGATAATCTGCTTTTGATAATTGTACTAGCGCATCCTTAACAATACCATTAGCATAACGTCGTTCTACTTCAACAACAATCCCATTAATGGTTGCTCCTGTTGGAATAGAAAACCCATAAGTATAAGATAAAATCTTATAAGAGTAATCTGGAGAATCGAATGTTGGAGCAGTAATACTAGCATATACTCCATCATTCGCTTTAGTATTATCGTGATTTGTCCAACCATTGTTGTTGTAGGGGGCAACGGCATAATCAGTAGTTACAGTTGCATATCGAGGTCCTTGACTAGCCATCTAAGCACCTCCAAATTATTATGCTGTAGGTGCAGGAATTCCAACCTTATGTAAAGTAGTAGTAAAAGGATTTCCAGCAGTTACAACCTGAGAAGTATCAAGTGCTTGAGAAACTAGCATTTTTGATGCGCTATCATCGAGCAAAGCAAAATGCGTTGCTGTTCCATTAACAGTAACGGTTCCATTAGTAATAGCAGCAATACTAATTTCTCGCCCACCACCAGATTTATCTGTTGGGCCAGTGATAGATGGTGCAGCTTTTGTTCCAAGTTTATACGTTTGGGCTTCAGCATAAGTAGTTGGCTGGGCCGAACAAATTACAAGATTCTCAACGATAGTCGTCAACTGAGAAATACCACTATCATAAATATCATTATGAAAAATAGCAGGCATGTTGTCTCCTTATGAAAAGAATTGAGCCCTGAAAGAACTCTTTCAGGGCTCGTAAGTGTGAAAATATTATGCGGGAGTCATCAGAGTGATAACTTCATTAGGAAGAGGAAGCTCGGGATCAACGGCGGTTGCTCCGTACAAAATAACCTCAAGAGCTGCCAACTTAGTAGCATTAGCAACAGTCGAATCAATCACAATCAAAGAAGTCGGTTTAAAACCAGTAACAGTTGGAGGGGTGGTTGATACCTCCCAGGAAAAAGTAATAGCTTCTGGACTATCATTAATTGACTGATACCCTCTCTCAGATGGAGCAGCAAGACAACCATAAACCAAATGGAGCTTATATCCATGATCTTCTCCATCAACATCATTGCCGAGTTTAGTCCTATAGCACAAACCAAACTTTTTACGCGCCTGCTGTCCAAGATTTACACCAAGAACGGCTTCTTTACTACCATCACATTCCGCAAACTCTTCTGGATAAGTAAATGCTTCAATGGTCAGACCAAGTTCTTCCCCAGACATAAGTGTAAGGTACTTAATATTATCAGCATATAAAGGAGTTGGTTCAGCTCCACTTGGAGTTTCAGTAACACTAACCAAACCATTCCAAGGAACCCCAAGTGGATAAGCTCCTGTATTATCGATAGGATATAAAACACCCCTATCAATACCTGTCTCATAAAAACGTTTTCCGGTATCATCCCAAACTATAGCAGTCATAATTTATCTCCTTAAAAGAAAATTGTAAAAATGTCGTGATTTAAATTATCCATTACATAATGTCTATTAAACGAAGTTTTTGGTAAACTAGCAATCTTAATTGGAATGGAACTATCTGGATCTCTATAGATTAGCATAATAGTGTATTCTATTTCATGATTATATGGAATATTATCTCCAAACCTAGTTTGAATTCTGCTTCGTTCATAAATAATACATGGATAAACTAACTTTATTGTCATTGGTGGTTGGAAATATACAGCATCTGAACCTAATATGTTTTCTAATAATACTTGTAATTCAGTTCTTTCAGCCATTATAAACTCCACCAACACTAATTATAATACGAGGTCTTTGAATCTCAAATGAAGATATACTCCATTTAATTCCTTGATATTCTATATACCTCATATATTGAAAATTTGCATAGGCGAAGGCGTCTCCAACTATACTAAAACGATTATCAATATTTAAGTTGGCATTTTGTTGCTCGCCATTTTGCCAACGAAAATTCCCACGAAGTAAATCACCTCTATATGGTCTCTCCGTGGGAATTTCCGTATGTACACCTGGCGAAGTTTCTTCGACTTTAATAAAACCTATTTTGCCGTAAAATTTCGCCATATCAAATTCTCATTAAGTAGTAGCTCGTTCAATAACCAAAGCACTCTTTGGTTTAGTAAGTGCACCAGAAATACGAGTTTCATACAAATATTTTTGCTGATTATAATCAATATCAAAATCTTGGAAGAAACTCGTTTCTCCTCCCTTATCAGCACCAACAGTATAATCTTTAAGATTTACAATAATACCAAGAAGGGTGTAATCTGTTGCCCCAGCTTCGCGGACCTGATTTTCCATAACTGGAACTTCAACAATCTTAGAAACCAAAAGAGCAGCTTCCAATTCAGCTTTAGTTTTATAAATCCGATAACCCAAACTATCTTTTAGCAACATCATTGATGTTAGGAAAGAAGGCGAAGCAAAAAGTACTGGACTCCCAGAACCTTTATAATTAACTCGAGCAGTAATGATAGCGTCGATAACATCATCTGCAGTATCATTAAGAGCTACCTGAACTTTGTGAGAATAAATATCATCGTCTTTCCAAATTGGACGAATATGAGTTTCAACGATCTTATCTTCAACCTGAGTTACAGGATCTCGGCCATCCGAAATGAGAATGGCTCTCGCAAGTTCTTCTTTAAGCATGATCTGCATTTCTCGTTTCATCCACGCAACAACATCTAGATCTACAATATCGATGATGTCATCTCGATCCAGCTTTTGCTTTTTGTAAACGGTTTGTGGATCTGTCGTCCGCCTAAGAATACTAAAAACTTCTTCCTTCTTCAAATTGCCTTTGATATAACCCAAAGCCCTCGCGGTTTCAAGAGTAATATCTGCATACAAAGACTTAATACGAGAAAATGGAGACTTACGAGTTGCATCAAGAACCTGAGGAACCCATTCCATATCACGAGTAACCATGTCGGGTTCATTCGTAACCGCCCTAGCATCGGGAAATAGGTAATCGATGTTATCGATACCGTAAGTTCCCGCATGAGAAATAACAGATTGTTTAAGACTTCCATTCTTCTTAGCATCAGTCATAATTGCGTCGAATTGTACTTGTGACAAAATTGGGCGTGCAATAACTTTACCAGTACCATATTCTTCAAATACGTTATGTTTCATAATAGTTTCTTCTCCTTCATTAATATCGGTTTGTTTGATTTCTTCTTTTTCTTCCTCAGAAGGGTTTTCAATTTCTTCAGAAGATTTATCACCCATTAATTCATCTAAAATAATATAAACTGCTTCTTTTTGTTTTTCAGATAGAGTATTAAAAACATCCCCTACAGTTTCATTTTCTTTAGAATCATCCTCATGCTTAATATCGTTATTATCTAATTCAGTTCCGCTCCAAATAATAGCTTCTTCTTCTGAATTAAAAATCTCACCAGTATCATCATGTTGAATGGCAATATAATCAATCTTTGCGCCTGGATTTGCACCAGCCATAACAAGACTAACTTCGCGAATTAGACCATGAACTACTAGTTTTGACTTTTCAATTAAACTATTAGCATAAACCGACAGCGATACAATATCTTTATGCTGAATTAATAGTTTAGAATTTTTACCATTTTCGCTATTATTAAAGAATCCATAAGAATATACGCCATCTTCCCGATTTTCTAATAAAACATGACCCAAAACGTTTCCGGGTTCATCGTGCATGTGTTGCCAAACAAGAGGAACGGTCATTCCATCTGAATCTTTAAATGCGTTTGGTAAAATCGTACGACCATCAGTACATTTTACATTAGCTTTCGTAGCATAACCGGAAAAATCAGCTTTCAATTTATCGATCATTTATTTTATCTCCTTCCATTTTGATTTCTTCTTTATTATTTACGACATTTTCTTTAGGGGGGGTCGTTGCTTCTTGAATGTTCTTATTCCTTAAATCATCCGCACCTTTTTGTTTAGAAGGTTTAAATCCTACAATACTTCTAATTTCATTAGAACTGAGAATTTCATTCCTTGTAAACTTATCGGCAACATCCGCTATCTGAGACATTGAAACAAGTTTAAAGGGATCACGAAGGTAACCAATAGATTGGCCTTGTGATCTTGCCGTTTTTGTCAAAAAGGTTCTCTTCATACTAACAGTAATTGCCGTTAGTATTGGGTCAATGGTTCCATTATAATAATTAATCATAGCTGCTTCTTCGGCAGTACCATCAAAAATTTCTTTAGTTAAACCCAATTGACTAAAAAGCATGTTAGTTAAATACTCAATCTGAGCTAACAAATTATTCTCAGCTGGCCTATTTAACTGTGTTATTTTCTCTGTTCCATCAGTATAAGCTATTCCATATTTTGAACCTTGTAATTGACTCTCAATATCTTTACGTCTAGTCTCAGCTTGTTCGCGTCTAGTTTGGGTTTTAATCACATAAGGTAATTGAATAATTAAATCTAACTTTCCGCTACCACTCTGCTTATCGATAACATCCAAAAGATTTAATTTGTCAACCAGACGTCGTAAAGTAGAATTTGGTTCATTCATTACAGAATAAAAAGGATTCTCAACAATAGCCACTAAAGATTTTGGAAGAATTAAATCTTCTTTTTGTCCTGTTACTTGATTATAAAGATTAACCTTTACATTTTCTGGATACCATTCGACAATCTTTCCAGTTCTCATGCTTAATATGTCATGAGTACCCGAAATTTTTGGATTGGCACTATATTCCGTTGGAACGATCCCAACAACACCCTCATCAAGCATGGACATTACAACATCATGAAAGAAACTTTGACCTGTTTGGTCAATATTAGCTTCAAGTGTCAAGCAATTATTTAAATTAGATTTAATAATTTCTAAAAATTTATCATTTTCATCAAGACGAATATGATTAATAGGAATAGAAGAAGCGTGAACAGCAATTTTTGTATATATTGATGATATAATGGTTCTTTCGTTTCCCAAATATAAACGTATGCGATCTGGTCTAGTAGTATAACCTACTCCTAAATCAGAATATGATAAAAATTCTTCTCCATATCTAAATATATTCCAGGCAGTCTTAATACGATCGGTTATTGATGTCACATACTTTTCCTCCTATTCAAAAGCTTCTTTAAAACTCTTATATGATATATAAGCATCCATAAGAGCTGCTACGGGATCTATTTTTTGTTCATAACGTCTTTTCAATAACTTCCTGTTACCATTTGTGTCTTCTATTGTAATTGCGTTTCCCATAGCAAAGGACATGAGTTCTTGATCAAATATCAGCATTCTTTCTTCTGCTAAATCTTTCAGTTCTCCTAAAGGAACAGATTCGGTTTTAGCACCCTGAGGAACTTTCTCAATTCCATAAGGACCATTTTCTCTTTCCCAACGTTCAACAAACTCTCTAGCATTATAAGGATCAAACCCAACACAACGAACGTCAAATCTAGAATCTTCTATGAATTTTTCTAGATCATCGAATACCTCCATCATATCTAAAACAGTGCACTCAAGAACTTGTAAGCTCGTCTCGTTTAAGAAATCTTCATACTTGTTTCTCATTGCACTTGGAAGTTTTTTAAGAGTCAAAGAGGAAATATAGCATCTAGTCTTTATGCCAAAATTACCATTTGATAATGGGAACAAAAAAGTAAACGCACAAAAATCATCTCCTTGAGAAAGATCGAATCCCAATGCACATGGAAGGTTCCAAAAATCTCTTTTTCTATGAGGTATTGTCTCTTCATAAGTAAAATAATATGTAAACCCCTCCATCGGGATTCCAAATCTTTTAGCAAGTATGTCGTTTCGCGCGGCTGGTACTTTTTCGGCTCGTTCAACATCAAGTTGATAAGTTTCATATGAAACAGTCTTACCAAGATTGGGATTTGCCTTTATCCAAACATCTGGATTAGAAACTTCTTTAACGTCGTCTAAACGATAATACCAAATAGATACATGGGGGTTAACATAATCACCTTTAAGAATATTCAACAATTCCATTTTGATTGAGTCACCAGAACTATTACGAATCGTTCCCTCAGAAGACATGGCTATAATCAAATAATTATCAAGTTTAGATGCTCCCTGCTCAATTGCACCAACAACATCTTCACGAATATCGCCTGATAGCCATTCATCAATTGTAGAAACAAATGGTCGTAATCCCTGTAGTTTATTAATCGTCATTGGACGAATTTCAAGTAAAGAACCTGTAAGAAAGTTTTCAATACCCTTCTTTGTTGATGCTAATTTAACTCTGTTAATTCTAGATCCGGTTGTATTTTGTATAGAACCTTCTGTGAGAAAGCTAAAAAGTGGACCTCTAGATCTAATAATAGAAGTTCTAATTGGACTAAGAACTTCTTCGGCTTGTTTCATTGTGGGAGCTGTTGTGATCTGATGAGTTGTTGCGGTTTCTACGTTTAGAAAATAATTTTGTATACATGAACCGTACATCGATTTTGCTGCGCCACGAGCAACTATTAAATATTGTTTATTAATTAGCCGCTTTTTAATACGTTTTCTAATATAATGACCGCCACGACCGTTTTTATTCGGTTCATAAATACTTCGTTCAACAAAATAATACCAACCGAAAATTTGCTCAGCCCATAATTTAAAACTATCTAATAAAGTCAAATCACTTCCATCAGTAAGGGTTAACTCATTCTCACAAAAGTTAATAAACCCATCAACAGCCTCATCATCGTAATAAATTCCAGGATTTTTAATCAAATCATCAATTCGATTCATTTCCATGGAAATTTCACGACAAATTGGAATTTCTCCACGCATGACTTTATCACGAAATTCTTTATAATATTTTGGAATTGCTTTATTTGATAAAGTCATAAAATAATTTATCCTTTTCCAGCTGGAGAAGCAGCTAATAGATATTTGTAAACGGCTTTACTTCCTCCGCGTTCTTTATAAGCTTCTTTAATAATTTCTTTTCCAACGGTTAAAAGCGCTTTACTCAATTGACTTTTAATTGCGTCAGATCGAGTTTTTGTTAATTGCTTATATTGAACTTGTGACTGTATTCGAGTATTTAGAAACTGAATTTCTGCGTTGGATAATTCGCTAATTTTTTTCTTTCTAAGTTCTACCATTTTAGCATGATCGTCACTTAGACTATTTCTTTTTTTTTCTGAAGAAGTTTTATTTGTTGAGGAAGATCTTCCGTTTCGTCTAACTCCCCAACGCATTCCTAAAACTCCAGAATGTTCTAATACATTAATAAAGTTCATACAACCTCCTCTTCCTCATCTGGTATTTCTGGATCTTTATAAATCATCATACGCCATTCAAGCTCTTTAATTTGATTAGACAAAGCAGTATTCATATGTTCTGATGATGGAGGATCAAAAAACATGCGCGTTTTTAATAAAATATAATTTTTAACTATTTCAAGATCTGTTGCAGTATCTAAAAAATCAGTCCAAACCTCATCAATTCCTGAAATACTAAAAATATCAGTTGGTCCTATACCCAATTGATTAATATTAAAAAATGCCCCATTAATTCCAATTTTAATATCCTCATCAAAACCATCATACTCAGAATCTATACTTAAAGCTTTTTTAATTGACAATAAAATACTTTCCATAATCCTCCTATTTCCAAGGAACTGTATCATTAAGTTGACGAATAACTGGAGGTTTTTCTAAAAGAGATTCATCGCCATAATGTATAGCTCTATGAGTTCTACTAGATGTTGTAATTAAAAATTCTGGATCAAATATGTCATTATTATCACTTTCAATGTCTTCTATAGATATAGGATTCATGTGATGTATGATTAAACCATTATGTATAATATAACCAAGACATGCGAGATCGCACCCCTCATCTCTTAAAATGATTTTTTCGCGAAGACTTCGCCATCTTCTAGATCTATATAGCATTTGATTCAAATATCTATCAAATCCAAATGTTTCTTCTCCAATATGACCAACTAATTTAAGATAATTAAAACGATTTTCAAACAAATTAATTTGTTTCAACTCACTGTATGTTCTAATCTTGTTCACTATCTTCTTCATCCTTTTGGCCTGAATAATTTCTCATTGCTTTCAAGGCATTAGAATAAAGTTCTTCAATTTTCTTTGCAGATTGAAGGGCTTCTGTTTTTGCTCTAAGAAGTTCATTTTCTCTAGCTAATTTCTCTTTTTCAAGCCGTTCTTTAGTAGACCCAAGTTTTAAATAATGAGTTATCACCATCGCTGACGCAGTTCCCTCAGTGAGTTGTCTTTCAGCAAGGTCAACAGCTTTAGAAATCATTTGATTTTCTCTAGATTCTACAGTTGACCCAGGAACCGATTTTCTTTTCTTTTTTGGAATTTCTGCGTCGCTCATAAATTTATACCCCTAATTCTGGAAATAAGTAAGAATGTTCTTTAACTAAGCGAGCAAGAATTGTTTCATTAGAAAGTTTTACAGTTTCAAATGAATTATTATTCCACTTTGGAGTTTTTTTCAAAGCTTCCCAAGGATCTGGATTTTTATAAGCTTGATCTAACACCCACCACGAAATCCCTTTAATATTTCGTCCTTGTAAGTTTTCATATCGAACTTTAGCATCAAAAGCAGTAATAGCTAAATCATTAATATAACCAGCATCACCTGTATATGCTCTTCCAATCGGAGTCATAGGATAATAGCCAATTGTATCCCATACTCCTAAAGATCTTTGAATATAATTCAAAGCATCAAATACTGTTTTTCCTCCCCAGTAAATCATTGGAAGTAATACATCTACGGTTTCAAGCCAAGCTTTACCAACTTTAACAGGATGCCACTCATTTTGCAATTTTTCCGGATTCTTTGGAAGGGCCCACCAACATAATCCTTGAGGAATTTCTGGATATTCTTTTCTTAAACCTTTTGCAAGATAATGCGCGTTTTCAATGGCTTTTGTTTTTTCATCAAAACGAGATTCTGCATCCCAAATATATCCATCTGGTCGAAAATTTCTGCAAAGAGATAAAGCAATTTTAAGTTCGCCAACAGGGTCGATCCCATAAAGAAAAGACCAAATATAAACTTTTAGTCCATACCCACGCAAAGCTTGTACTAGATCGATTTTAATATTTTCTCCCCATGTTCGAAAAGAACCAAAAAGGCTTTGTTTAAAAATTGTATTACCTTCTCCGCCTTTTAAACAAACACCATCGAAACCAGCATCATGAATAAGTTTTGCAAAATCATTTGGATTTCCTTTCATTATGTCGGGAATATTCCAAGCAAAAATAGTTTTACCAAACATGTTAACTCCTTAATTCTCCAAGCACTTAAAGAAGAGACAATGCCAGTATGAGGTTTCTTGAAAGGAGGAAACGAGTACCTTGCCTGGTATATATAACACATTGTCTCTTCTTTAAGTGCTTGGAAATATTTCTAACTAACAAACTTAAACCAAAATTCTGGAGAATATGCCGCAGCATAGGATATAATTAATTGACCACCAGAAGATTGATTAGCCATTAACTCAACATAATCTCCGGAATTTAAATAATAAAAAGATGAAATTACTAATGAGGTTACAACTGTGCTTTCGCTAATTGCCATTCGACTATCTGAAGCAATGTAATTTGACCCATTTAGCCTAATTCCAATATTCCTTCTTCCAGTTCCATTGGCAGCAAATTGGAAACCACCTCCAATAAGATAATAACCAGCTAAAGGGGCTATTAAATATCCGCTATTAACAGATGTACTATGAGCGGCATGTGTATCAAATCTCTCAGAGTTGAATGTTAGTGCCTGCCAAGTTCCAGATGTTTGATGCGTTATGTTTGCATTATTGTAAACTCTAGCTGAAGGGGTCAAAACAAGACCAAACGAGTCAATTAAATCTTCATAATGCGTTTGATTTGGCACTTTTCCGTTTTGAAAATATCCTTTTAAGACTGACTTATCTACTACTGCCATAAACTTAAATCCTTTATAAGATTTTATTTCCCCGGAGAAATGTTAAATCCTCCGGGGAAATAATTTAGTCATTCGCCATCTTTTTAAAAGTCAGCACAATGGTAACATTCTGAGCTGCAGTTCCAGAAGAACCATCATAATCCAACGTCATTAAAAATACGGTATCTTTTGGGATGTAGGGATTTCTGGAATTAACAAAATTAGATTTTGTCTTTACTACGGGAACTCCGCTATCTCCAATTGCTCCTTCAACTAAATAGGCATCATCATCTGTTGAATTACCAAGCTTAAGAGTAGCAGAACTATCATTTGATGCAACTGCACTAACGTGAGTAAGCATACAATTTCGATCTACGGTCCACTTTGCAACGTGATTTGCAGCTAAAGTTCCATTAAAATGAAAAGTTTGTTTAAACATAATAATCCTTTCTAAGTTTTTAAACAGTTTTTAATAAAATTATACTAGTATTAACAAATTTATTATTCTTTTTTCCTCCTTTTTATAAACTTTTTATAAGAAAGTTATAACTTTTAACCCCCCGGAGAAATTTTTAAG